AAATTGCCTGTGCCTGATGCGGCAATGGTCAGATCCTCATTGCTCCTCGTGCCCGTGATGGCATTGTCATTTATCGTGACAGCAGGAAATCTCACAGCGCCCGTGCCTGCGGGTTCGAACACAATGTCGTCGTCGCTGCGATTGGAACTGATGGTGTTGCCTGATATGGTTATGCCCGAATCCACTGAGGTCTCGGCGTATAGCTCAGTAAAATTTGTATTGATCTTCTGCATCGCTGTGCGAAGATCATCACCCGTTCCGTCGTTTGCGTTGGTTCCTACGTTTATGTTGAGTCTGGCCATCGTCTATATTTATGCTTAAAATCCGTTAGTTGCACTGTTGTAAAACACCTTGCCGGTCACATCGGTGGTTTTCACAATGGTGGGCGTTGAATAGTTTAGTTCTAAAACATTATTTCCACCATTATCTCCCATTTGTATTCTTATAGGATAATACACACCAGCTGTGAGGGCGATACTGGCACTGACTTCATTAGCGCCGTGTGTGCCTCCGTTGTTGATCAGTGCATTGGCAGTGGTGAATCCTGTGACAGCAGTGGCGCCAAGCCACATAAAACTGGCATCATCGCTGTTGAGGAAGAATGTGTGGGTCTCTGTGGTGGTGGGTTTGAAGTAGCCCAATAATTGCACACTGAAAGGTTCAATACCTGGGTCACCATCGCCGATGGGACTGAGATTTACTGCCGCACTGCTCACTGTGGCTGTGGCAAAGAATGCAGGAACATCAGAAAAGTAGCCTGTGTAAGTGGTTCTGTATAAGCCAGCGGTATCTCCCGAAGGCGCTAATGAAGTGTCATTGATTGTGATGCTGCCACTGGTCACTATCACTGTGCCACTGATGCTGCCACTGCGCACACTCACTGTGAATGTTTGAGCACCTTCTGTGGTGTTGTCTGCCACAGTAGACAATGAGAACGAGCCAGTGCCGTTGTCCTGTGCTCCTCCACCTGTGAGAGAGAATGATCCACTCACTGCACTAAAGTCTGCATTGGCAGTGGTGACGTGGTTGATGGTCCAGTAATAAGTGCCGTTGGGTCCAAGGTTGGTCACTGTGAATGACAATGAGGAGCCTTCATCCACTGAGTTGGCAGCAGGAGTGATCGTGGGTGTCAATGACACATCAAAGATTTCCACATTGGCGAACGTGGCCACCACTGTGCCTGATGAACTGCCCCTGCGCAGGGTGATGTTGAATGTTTCTGTGCCCTCTGTGCTGAGGTCTTTGGTGGGAGTCACTGTGAAACTGCCGCTGTCATTGTTCACGACGAATGTGCCCAACGCTGTGCCAAAATCTCCAGCACTGCTCACTGACCAATACACAGTGGTGCCATCCAGTATTTCCAGTAGGGCAATATTCACTACAAGAGTGCCGCCTTCATTCACTATGTTGGCAGTGGGGTTAATATCATAAGCAGTCCACGGTCTTGCTCTCAGCAGTCCAACAGCGTGGGCGTTGTTGACAATGCCATCACCACTGTATTGAGTGGGCATTCGATCTCGATCGTACACGTTGCGAGCACGATAATAGGGTTTGGTAGAATCTTCAGGTCCAGTAATTGTGCCATTATCAGCCACCACTCGGCCTTCTCTCTTGGCCTGATCTATGTCCAGTTTGGCCACTTGTTTCAGTTCTTTGGTTCCCAGTGTGGATATTCCGTTTGCTGCCATACCATTATTTATTGTTTTTTTTGTAAATACTGTATCACCAACCATCCATTCGGAGGGCAGTATGAATCTCAGAAAAATCAGTATAGATCTCACAGTGGGCCAGCAAATTCAACTGGGCAGCCATGTGGCCACCATCACCAAAATAGAACAGCACAGCAGTGGCGACATCAGCATAGGCACCACACGTGGCAGTCGTAAAGTGCTCACTTTTAAATTGCTGCCCAATCAACCCACTGTAAGTAGTGTGGCAGCCGACAAATATCGCTAAATATTTTTATGAAGATTGCAGAAATCATCACAGGATTGCAGTACGAAGTCAAAGCCACCAAGGCACTGTGCCGCAGTCGCAAGAGCAATTCTGAATTGGGAGCCAGTCAATTGGCATCCTGCAAGAGTCAAGGATTGAGACCCAGAGAGGGTGAAAAGAGTTTCAAAATAGGTCGCAAGCGAGTCAAGGTCAAAAACAGAATAATCAAGGGCAAACCCTACGGTGGGCCACTGCCTTTGTACAGCCGATGATAAGATTTCTCAATAAAATATTGGTCAGCACACCTGTGATGGGCACTGATGCCACTTTTGATAAATCAGTGATACTGATCTACGAAGAGAGTCTGCAGCACGTGGCTGGTGTAATATTGAACAAACCCAACATCACCACTGTGCATGAAGTGTTTCGCATCAAAGGATTCAAGACCACAGATTTCCGCAAGGACAAACTGTTCATGGGTGGACCTGTCAACCATGATCATGTGATGCTGTTGCACTCAGAAGAATGGAAAAGCAAAAACACCATGCGTTTGGGCAATGGATTCAGCATCACTTCCGATCACATCATGATGGACAGATTTTATCTGGGCGATAGACCCAAAAATTGGAGAATGATCTGTGGTATCAGTCTGTGGACTCCGGATCAGCTGGAGCAGGAAATCAAACGCAAGTATTGGATGATTTTGGACAATGCTTCCAAGGACCTCATATTGGAACCCAAATGGGCTCGACAGTGGCAGCAGGCTGTGGATCAGGTCAGTCAGCAAACCATAGATAAATTCTTCAACTAAACGCCACCATAAATACTTGTATGCTGCCAATTGACAAGTTCACACGTATCACGGATCAACTGAAAGAATCCGGCAATTATCGTGTGTTCAATGACATACTGAGAGAACGGGGCAGTTTTCCCAACTCCATATGGCATTCCAAGTACAACATAAAAAAAGTTATCAATTGGTGTTCCAATGATTATCTTGGCATGGGCCAGCACAAAGTGGTGTTGGATGCCATGCGTACGGCATTGGATCATGTGGGCGCAGGATCGGGTGGCACTAGAAACATTTCAGGCACCACACACTATCACATAGCATTGGAGACTGAGTTGGCTGCTTTGCATCGCAAACCAGCTGCTCTATTGTACACGTCTGCCTATGTCGCAAATGAATGGACGTTGATCGCTTTGAAAAAAATCATTCCGGATGTTGAATACGTAAGTGATGATAAAAATCACGCCAGTCTAATTCAAGGTATTAGACACAGTGGTGCTGTGAAGCATGTGTTCCGACATAATGATATAAAGGATCTGGAGAGCAAACTGATGGCTGTCAAAGGCACTCCCTGTATTGTTTTTGAGTCCGTGTATAGCATGGATGGGAGCGTGGGTTTGATTTCTGAAATTTGCGACCTCGCCGACAAATACCACGCCATCACTTACATAGATGAAGTGCATGCTGTGGGTTTGTACGGTGAGCAGGGTGGTGGCATGGTGCAACAGCAAGGGTTGGAAAACAGAGTGGACATCATCAATGGCACCTTGGGCAAAGCGTTTGGCTGTCATGGTGGATATATTGCTGCCGCTGCGGAATTGATTGATGCTGTGAGATCTGTGAGTTCAGGATTTATTTTTACCACTTCGCTGCCACCAGTGGTGTGTGCAGGTGCCACTGCCAGTATTAAATTTTTAAGAGATGAAACAGGACAAGTGATGAGAGAAAATCATCAACGCATAGTGGATCAGACCAAACAAGCACTGCGTGATGCCAAAATTGAAATCATGGAAAACTCCACACACATTGTGCCTGTGATGGTGAGAGATCCAAAAATTTGCAAAAGCATCAGCGATCATCTGTTGTATGAGCATGATTCCTACATTCAGCCCATCAATTATCCCACTGTGCCTGAAGGTACCGAAAGATTGAGAATAGCACCCACTCCCAATCACACACCTGACATGATCACTCAATTGATCAAAGGACTCACCACAGGGTTCACTAAATATTTCAAATGAAATTTATCTTAAAATATTTTGACGTCACATTGTTACAATGGCCTTGGTTTGTAAATTACAATTGTATGACAGAATTCAAAAACACCCCCAATAAAAGATGAATCCCAATCAATTCCGCGTCACTCCATTGTTTGCCACACCATTGCTGGAGGCCATGATTGATGTGCCTGCTGATGCCAAAGAATTTATAAAAAAAACTGAATACACAAGATTTCCAGTGGACAATGGTTTTGGCACTCCCAACAAATTTCTTTTGGATTCACCAGAATTAAATCAATTGAAGCAGAACATAATGCAGGCCTGCCAACACTACATCTATCAAATACTACAAGTAGAAAATACTGCTGACTTTCAGATGACCAACAGTTGGGCAGTGAAACACGTCAAAGGTGATGAATCAGGTGCTCATGGTCATGCTAATGCAATGTTGAGCGGAGTGCTGTACATACAGACTGATGATCTCAGTGGTGACATACTGTTCACCAAAGACAGAGCACATTACAATCTATTCACACCCACTGTGGAAGTGCCGTTCACTCAACACAATTCATTCAATGCACAAGGATGGGCTGTGCGACCACGAGACAATTTATTAATATTGTTTCCCAGCACTTTACAACATTCAGTATATCCCAGCCGCAGTGAACAAGAGCGATATGCTGTGGCATTTAATCTTTTTGCATTTGGCAAGTTTGGCTATGATCAAGTGACTCAACTGCATATCAAAAACGAATTGAACCCTAAATCACTTTGAGCAAGCCCATAAATAATTGGATGGATGACAGTCACATGTACGAACAACTCACCCTGGAAGAATTGTTTCAGGAAGAGATTGATAACCTTCAAATGGCCATAGATGAATTGGATGATGAAGGGTTGACTGTGGCCAATCAAACCAAGATATTGAAATATCGCATTGTGCAGGAATACTTCCGAGCTAGAATAGACAGCCTCACAGGAGGCAAGGACATGGTTCCACCGCACGCAGATGGCACTTTACACTGAAAGCGACTAAGGTAAAAAACTGGAGATTGAAGCCACCACAGCCAGCACAAATACAGCAACACCAACGATGCCTGCCAGCACTGCATACACTGGCTCATATTCCATCCAGTGTGATTTGACTTTTTTCCTAGTGGTACTCAACCAACGATTTTCACAAATATTATAAGGTAACATGTTTTTCTTTTTGTATAGGCCACGGCAGACAAAAGACACTGCTGATGTCTGCCACAACCGTTATGATTAGTTTTGTATTAAAAACTACTTCTTCTCAACACCATTAACAAATGCTTTGGTGAATTTCTCTACGTTGTTTTGAAATTCCTTCACATTGCTAAGGATGGCTTCAGGTTTGAAAGATTCTTGCACTTTGGCATTGAATTTCTTCATACCTTCCATCAACACTTGAGTATTCTCTGCATAAGATTGACCATTGGTCACGAACTCATTGAATTTTTGAGCAGTGGCAATGATGTCTTCAGCGGCAATGGTAGGGGCTTTGAATTCGGCCACCACTTGATCGCCTTCTTTTCTTAGGCTGTACTCATACTCTTGTTGTTTCATTGTGTAGTTGAACTCGGCGATATTTTTCGCAAGTCCTAATAGGTCGGCACGGATTTCGTAGCCGTTTCTTGTTGTGTTAGACATGTTGTTCTCCTTTGTTTGTGTGTTTGTGTGTCTATTGCCATATCCACTTGATAAAGCATATCAGTAATATAGCAGTGTTATTTATCAAAGTCAACCACTTTTTCGCTGCAATGCAGCAATTTTTTGTTGCAATTGAACATCAATTCTGCCAAAACTTAATTGAAATGATAAATAATGTTGCTGACTAACATAAAATAAAGAAATATATGATCAATTGGAAAATTATAAACGGTTATCCTGATTACGCTGTAAGTGACACAGGTCAAGTCAAATCTTTAAGATATCAAAGAATTTTAAAAACATCAATAAATGGCAATTGGTATCATCATGTCAATCTACTATGCAATAAAAGTAGAAAAACTCATTCTGTACATAAGCTGGTAATTGAACATTTTGGACCTATCAAACCTAATGTTAAATTTGTAGTAAACCACATAGACAATGATAGAAACAATAATCATATTGATAATTTAGAATGGATTTCTATAAAAGAAAATACTTTAAAAGGTTATGGAAATTGTGAAAAAAAAATTAAAGTAAAAGAACTTAGAGCACAAGGATTAACATTTAAAAAAATAGCAGAAATTGTTGGAATGAGTACAAGTTTTGTTCAAGATACAATACACGACAATAATCTATAAATAACAGCACATAATGAATAGAATATTTGTGGTATTATTGTTGGTGGGTATCAGTGGATGTGCAGGCATGCTGCCCAGCTTCTGGGACGACAATCAATCCCGAGTGATCATAGATGTGCGTCAAACTGTGCGACACATCAACTGTGTGGAACCACACCTGCCACAGGTGCAAAAAATACAACATCAGTTGGAATGGTTTCAATTGTACAGTGAAAGCAAAGGTTATTTGCAAAAAGACGTGCTGCTGTTGATCAAACCCATGCAGGACACTGTGGCAGACTTTGTCACTCGCAGTGGCGGCACACAAGGCAGCAAAGCCTATTGTGAAACCAAAAAACAACTGCTGGACACTCAGAGCCGCATGGCAGCTCAGGCAGTGTTGGCTAGATTTTAAACATGGAACACATTGAAAAACTGAAAGAACTCACTGGTTGTGGACATGCATGGGCTGAGCAGCGTGCTCGCACTGCCTTACAATTGGTGGAGTATCGTGAAAAAGCAGAGATCTCCGAGTCAGAGTATCAAGAACTGATGCAGGATCTCATACGCACAGATCAGTTGGATGCAGAAGCCACAGAGATGGAAGTCAAAGCAGCCTTGGTGGCCTGTGTGAGCATATTGGCTCGACTGACTTAAAACACCATATAATTCGCGGTGTATTACCGCTTGACACACCCCATCTAGCGTGTTACAATTAAACATACACTGTTTTTGATAGGTTTTGACGGTAAATACCTTGAAAGCTCTTTATGAAAAAACAGACTAGATCCATTCTGCAGGAATTGAACCACATGTACAGGTCCAAAGACCTGGATCACATAGTGGAAGCCAAAGGCAGCAACATCATTGAGAGCGCTATCAATTTTTTCCAAATGATCAATGAAAAATACGATCCCGAAACTGCTCAAGAGTTGGAACGCAGATTCATCAACTCCATCAAAAATGGCGACAGCAAGAAATTCAAAATGGGAGTGAAGAAGATCCAAGAAGGTGAGAGTGACTAATGATACTCAAAGAAGGTGGCAACATTTTCAAAGGCTCTCAAGGTGAGTTACTCACAGGCAGAATCAATCAAGCAGACGTTGCACCCACAGTGAAATGGTTGGAAGGCATCACAGGACTGCCATTGCAGGATGGCATGTTGGGCACCACAGGCAAGGCTCCCACCAGCGGTGACCTGGATCTCAGTGTGGATGAAAACAAAATCAGCAAAGACGAATTGGTAGCAAAGTTGTCTCAGTGGGCACAATCAAAAAAACAAGATCCCAAACAGTGGGTGCGCAAGAGTGGCATCAGTGTGCATTTTAAAACTCCCATAGCAGGTGATGAGAAAAAAGGTTTTGTGCAGACAGATTTTATGTTTGGTGAACCCACATGGCAAAAGTTCAGTCTACAGGGTGGCATGACCGGCAGCGAATACAAAGGCATGGATCGTCACATACTGCTGGCCAGCATTGCCAAAGCATTGGGATATCGTTGGAGTCACAACTATGGATTGCTGAATCGTGAGAGCAATCAACCAGTGAGCAAGGATCCAGACAGAATTGCTCAGCTGTTGTTGGGAGTGGATCACACTGCCAAAGATTTGGCCAGTGTGGAAAGCATACATAAAATTATCAAAAACAGATCAGACTATGAAAAATTGGTGGCAGATGCTGCGGAGTCATTTGGTCGAGCTGGCAAGAAATTGCCAGAGCACACAGTGGAAGGCAGCAACATATGGTTTAGAAACATGATGAACGTGGTGACCAAATGAAACTGGTAGAATTCAAACACATCACTGGTCGCTGTGATATCCTGTTGGAAGATGCCAGGATACATCACCTGGAAGATTTTGTGCTGTGGGATGGCAGTCAAGGAGCCCGTGATGCAGTCACAGCGCTCAGCAACATCAATAAAAATTTAAAAAGTGTGACCATCAAATGGGATGGTGCAGTGGGAGTGATCTTTGGAAGAAATCCCAATGGTGAATTCATATTCACAGACAAAGCAGGTTTTGTGGCCAAAGGCTATGATGGTAGGACCACCAATGCAGATGATCTTGAGGCAATGATCCAAGGCAGAGTGAAAGACCCCAGCAAGGCAGCGGACTACAAAATATTTGCTGGCAAAATGAAATCAGTATTCTCTGTGGTGGAAGCCGCCACTCCAGAAGATTTGGAAGGCTATTACAAAGCAGACATTTTATATTTTCAACAACCTCAATTACAAAACAATGTGTACAAATTCAAACCCAATGTGGTCACATACAGTGTGAAGGCAGACAGTGTGTTGGGCAAAAAGATTGCTCGCAGTGAAGTGGGCATTGTGATTCACAGCAAGATCAATGAGCAAGGAGTTGCACAAAGCATGCCAGAAGATTTGGAATTCCGAGGCAGCAAACTGCTGGTGGTGCCACCTGTGACTGTGAGTGAACCTGTCACGGTGGATGACGCAGCATTGGATCAAGTGAAAGCTCTGCTGAGTCAGCACAGCCAAGACATTGATTCTGTGTTGGATCGCAACAAACTCAGCACCATGAAAGTGTCAGACTTTGCACAAATTTTATACACCTATGTGAACAACAAAGTGTTGAAAGGTGAAAGTGATTTGGGTCGAGACTTTGTGAAATGGCTCACCATGACCAGTGCAGTGAGTCGCAACAAGCAGGGCAAGATAGTGGATTATGTCAAACAGGAAGTCAAAGGATTCAATGCCTTGTGGAAGGTGTTTGTGGGCATACAAATGGCCAAAGATGCAGTGATTCGTCAACTGGACAGTCAACAATCAGATGTCACTGCCAGCATGAACGATCAACCAGGTGGTGAAGGCTATGTGGTGCAAACTGCCAAAGGTCCCATCAAGCTGGTCAACCGTGCAGGCTTCAGCAAACAGAATTTTCAACTAAATAGATAGTATGGTAAAAGCAAAAGATTTCATGCCCAAAAAGATCAACATCATGGATCCAGCAGATGATCCAGATGCAGGGCTGGACAAAGAGTTTCGTCAGGACACCATGTTCAACCAGTTGGGCAAAGTGTTGGACAGTCAAGGCAATCCCAATCCCATCACACACGTGATCACAGATGATGGTGAAAAACACCCCATCACTGCACAGCAGGCAAAGGCACTGAGAGCATTGGCCACTGCACAGAATGTGAAACCAGCTGTGAAATTACAGTTCACCAAAGACATACAGGGCAGTGCAGGCATCAAGAAGTTTTTGAGTCAGCCTGACACCAAGAATTATGTGAGCACTTTTGTGGACATGTACATGAAGGGTCAAACTGCCTACACGCCCACCACTACCTACTAAAACCACCCAAGAATTAACACTGTAGAGAATTTTGGCATCTGATGCCATAAATAATCATAACCAATCCACTGAGCGTGGATTTGGCCATTAACGATAAAAAGGAGAAAAAAATGGCAGTAGTAACAAAAGTAAACCCAGCTTCTACAACAGTAAATTATGAAGTTGTGGGTCAAGACATCAACTTTTTCACAGTTGATTACATTAATGCTATAAACGGATCAGTAGGTCCAGCAGGAGCTCATCAGCTTGTGTTAAACACAATACAAAACACAAGAACGATAGTGGCTGCAGGTCCATTGACCGACACTAACACCCAACAAACTTTCGCAATTGAAGGTGACTTCACAGCAGCGGAAGCGTCTGCATTGCAAGTTGCAATCAGAGCATTAGGCGCGTCTGCTGGTGATGTAGCGGTTGATCTAAGTGCAGCAACAGTAACAAGAACCAAACTTGGTATCTTAACTGCTGCAGCAGTAGCATAATTTTAACCTTAGGGTTAGAAATACTTCAAGGGCGTTCAGGAAACTGGACGCCCTTTTTTAACGACTGTTAAATACCCACAACATGTATCAAGTGTATTCACTCATAGACATCACCAAAACTGATCAGCATCGCCACAAGAGTGATGATCGCTGTGCTGTGGATCAACAATCCAACTACAATGTGTTTGAGCAGTGCCTCATGCTGCGAAGCAATGTGAACATACACAGTCGTCCTGTGACTCTGCACCGCGATGTGAAAGAGTTTGCTTTTGGCAGCAGATATCAGGGTCAACATCAGATATGGTTCATGGAGTTTGACACAGAACAGCCAGACTATGTCACGGTGCAACAACTGCAGGAAGACTTCCACATGGTGCCCATGATCTCCAATCTCAAGGAGAGCATCAACATCAACAACAACATTTTTATCACTCAAGACCCTCAGAACACAAACATAGTGTTTTATAAAAACAGCACACTTAAAAACACAGAATAGCAGATAAATATTTGCATGAGCGAACTGGAAAGAGAAAATTTAGAAGCACACGTGGATCTTTGCGCGGAGCGTTACAAAGCTCTGGAAGCACGTCTTTCAGCCATTGAAGAAAAAGTGGCTGTGTTGCACGCAGAAATGCTCAAGGGCAATTCAGGCATGACCAAAACCATCATAGTGGCCACTGGCGCCATAGTCACAGGACTGCTCAGCACCATAGTCACACTGCTGATGAAATTCCCAGGTTAATCCTTCAACACCACTAAATACATACATTAAAGCATAGGACATCATGAGAATAGTAGAACTCACAGAAGCAGTCACTCCCATATGGGGTCGCAAAGGAGGCCGTGTGGCCAGACGCTATCGCTGCACAGCAGGCATTCGCAAAGGCAGAATAGTGGGCAATCCAGCCACCTGCACCAAACCTAAAAATATTCAAAAATCTTTGTCTTTCAAAAGAACATTGAGCAAGAAAGGATCTCAAATTTCTATCAAAGCAGCCAGAACCAAAAGATCCACAATCAGTAGAAAAATAAAAAAACTTAATGTGAAGAGCAGCAAAACAAAATCAGCCAAACGAAAGCCCATAAGAAAATGAAAATCCGAGAAATAGCACCTGACAATTACCTAGATCAGATCAGTAAAAAATTAGGCACCACCATGAAGACAGGTGCGCCGCTGCCGCAGAATGTGTTGCCCAAAGGACCCATCAAAACCAATGCCATGGTCAAAACCACTGTGGGCAAAGCCAACACCACAGTGAACAAGAATTTATTGAAACCTGGTGCCAGCATACCCATACCCATTAAACCTGGCAAGGAACAGGACATGGAGATTGTGTCAGTAGGACCTAAGGATATCAAAATGAAGAGCAAAGATCCCAAAGCACCTGGTGAGTTCACAGTGACCAAGAAAGAGTTGGATCCTGTGATCAGTAATGTGCTGCAAAGATCCAGAGGACAGGCACCAAGATGAAAATAAATGAATTGATATCAGATTTTGAAATTTACGTCAGCAACGAAGAGTCTGCACTGCTGAGCCGCATGCAGCACACTCAACCCATGGAGAGTTTCACAGAGCGAGAACAGTTCATCATAGAGAACATGATCCGCAAGAGCATTGTGACCAAGATAGTCAAAAACAATCAAATCCTGGTGGTGAGCAATGAAAGATCGCAAGACAGTTGCTAAAGAAATACTGCAACTGATAGACCAAGAAACCAATAAACTGTGTGTGCCCATACAGCAGGGCAACAGTGTCACCATCAAACACATGGTGGTGCGTGAAAGTGCCCAAGGATTTTTGGTGATCAATGCACTGACAGATCAGCAGGTGGCCTGCACATTCAGCAAAACTGCCGCAGTGGCCATTGCCAAAAACCATGCCCGTGGCACAGTGGATCACACTCCCATGATACTCAAAATTGACGATAAAATACAGCAAAAATACAATGATTGTGTGCATTTTAAACACACCATATATTTGAGTGAGGATGAAGATCGCAAATCCGCAGCAGAAATACGCTATGATGTGGCTTGGGATGATGTGATCACGCTGAGAAGTGAACTGGATCCTTATATCTTTGACTAAATAAATTCATATAGGAAATAATAGATGAAATTCACACAGTTAAAAAGCACTCCCACAGCAGAAAACCTTAACGATAGGGTGGCTCAGATGTTTGGATCCAAAATTAAATTGGAATCATTCACAGTGGAACAGTTGACTGCGGCTCGTGACAAACTGGCCAATCAATTGCAGGTGATTGAAAATCAAGCCAACTTTGATGCCATACATTCCAGTGAAGCCTATCAAAAAAATAGATTGTTTTTAAAAGTGATCGAACAAAGAATTACAGAATTATCACAAACCACAGACGCAGATGCGGCTCAAGCACAGACTGATGTGGCACAACCATCAGTAACTACATCAACTCCAGTGGAACAAGAAGAGTCAGTGGAAGAGACTATGACTAAACAACATTTTCAATACGTGGCTGACACTATAAAAGATATCCAAGACCCAATTAAAAAAGCAGAATATGCCAAACATCATTCAGCCATATTCCAACATTTCAATCCTCGTTTTGATCATGCAAAATTTATGGCAGCAGCAGGAGTGGAAATGAAAGAACCAGCAGAAGCAGTGGCGGAAGCCAAACCAGATTTTTTAGACATGGACAAAGATGGCAACAAAAAAGAACCCATGAAAAAAGCCATCAAAGACAAAGAAAAGAAAAAAGATATTAAAGAAGCAGCAGAAGATACTGCCAAGATAGTGATGGCCGCCAACAGCATGGTGGACAAAATCACTGGTTGGTTGGAAGACACAGCCAAAATGCAGACTGAAGTCAATCTTGATCTAGGCGATGAGATCCGAAACGAAATGGGTTCTGAAAAAGCAGAAGAATTCATTGCAGCCATGAAACCAGCAATTGAACAATTATACACTCAATTAGAAACTGTAAGAAAATCATTCACAGGCGGCGTAGCTGTCCTGACAGGCGAAGAAGCGCCGGCAACCTTGGGCGCGGATGCTCCAACAGATGACATAGAAGACCTTGAAACAGAAGTAGAACCCGAAGTTACCCCAGACACAGCAGATGACTTCACTGCCAGCGAACCAGCCACAGGTGGTGAAGAACCTGCAGACAGAAAGAAAAGAGAATCCATCATTAGAAGAAGTCCAAAATTAGCAGAAATGCTGTCCAGACCTTTCATCGGAAAAAAAAAGGTTTAATCATCGAGGCTGATCACAGCCGCATCACCCAAGTATTAAGAAATTTAATTGGCACTGCCAACAGTCAGCAGCAACCTGCCTACATCAACTATGTGGCATTGAATCGCATCATGCAAAACGTGCAAGGAGATCAATACAGTTTCGATGCTGTGAAGCAGGCCTACGACACAGATGCAGAATTCAAAAGCATAATCAAAAACTTTGACCGTGAAGGCATCACACTCAAAACAGATGTGACCAAACCAGGTGCCACTCCCACAGCACCAAAAAAGAAT